GGGGGGGTAATACTTGGCCCCCCCCCAGACGCGCGCGTCCCGGATTGACCACTCGGCCGCTACGCTCCGATGTGGCCCCTCCCCAAATCTGCGATATTTGGGGCCCCGCTTGCGCTTCGCGCTCGCCCCCCAAATATCGCAGATTTGGGGCCCCTCCACATCTCCGCTCCTACTTTTTTCAAAACTGTACCGGTGCCGGAGCGTTGTGTTGAAAGGTGATCGGTTTTGCCAGCCGATTTTCCATGGAGAAAAGAGGGGGGGGGCTTCGCCCCCCCCTGGGGGGGCTTCGCCCCCCCACCACAATTCATCGCGCACACGACAGAGATGTCCGTGCCACCCACCGCTAGCCAACTCCCCGCGCCGAACACCTTCGCAGGGATCGTGTGCGTCGCTTTCACTGACGCACGCGGGCAGCTCCAATTCATCGACCTCGACTCCACCGACTGCATCGCCGACACGCACCTCCTCACGCAGCAAGTCACACAGCAAGCGGGCTACCGCGTGGTGTCCTACATGGCCGCACGTTTCCGCCAGAACAAGGGGCGGCGACTGGTGATTCGTCAGGGGGCATGGGACGAGGTCGCAGCGTGGAAGGATCGGATCCGCCTCCGCTTCCGCCTGGGGCTGCAGTGAACGTTCTTTCTTCGCAGAAAACCCTCCAGTCAAAAACTGCGCAACGCCCACTCAATCCTCCATCACCGCAGCGCGGCGCCGACTCCGACGGCGCGACTCCACAACCTCCTCATCTTCATCCTCATCCTCGCCCTCCTCCGCAGCGTCGTCCACAAATACAGAGGGTGTTGCAGCCACATAGCCCACAGAGCGGCCCTCCGGGGCGCGCGCGAACGCCTCGGCGTACACAGGCAGCACGAGCTCGTCCCTGGCGCTCTCGATGCGACCATCCAGCTCGTGCACACGGTCACGAAGGTCGTCGATGCGGCGGTAGTGGGGCTCCGCACCCTCTTGGTTCGGATGAACGGCGGCAGCAGCGAGCTCGTCGTCGATCTCATCATGCCAGCGTCGGATCTGATCCTCCCACTCCTTGATCTGCCGCTCGAGGTCCTTGAGCGAGCGCATGGGAGTCCACGCCACAGAAGGGGTCGTAGAGGAAGGCACGCGGCGCGGGGGCGGCGGGGTCGAAGGGGTCGTAGCCGACGGCTCCACCACCGGCGGCGGAAGCGGCGGCGGCATCCGGGCATGTGCCTCGAGGGCGATACGGGCAGGCAGCGCAGCAGCCTCCGGCACGGCAGCCGGGGCCAGCGGGAAGGCCATCACCGCTCCGCCACTCTCGCGGATGCGGGCCTTGAGCTGCTCCAGATCCTCCGTCGCGCTCGTAAACGAACGGTCGATGTCGTACGGCGTCGTGAACACGATGATCTCGGGGCGGAGATTCAGCGTGCCGCCCTTCACCTGCACCGTGCACTCGTCCCGGTCGCACCACCGCAGCAGCGTCTGCAGGCAGTTGTCGCCCCAGTTGCGGAAGTCGTCGATGATCACCACTCGGTGCTCCTGCGGGATGTAGCCGTCCCACCACAGGGAAGGCTCCTTGATAAAGCGCTCGGCCGGCGGCGCCAGCGCTTTGGCCCAGCGCGTCTTGCCCGAACGTGTAGGACCATGACACCAGAACACCTTGCTGAAGCCCACCCTCGCGGGAGCGTGGAGGTGCTGCAGGCGCTCGAGGCCACGGTAGTTGCGCACGTAGGTCGAGAGGTTGAGGAGACTCACAGCCTTCATGCTCTGGCCCGCCACCAAGGCTTCGCACAGGGGCAGGAGAGTGTCGCCCGCACCCCCCTGCCCGTTCCCTTTTGGGGGAGTACCCCACTCGTGCAGGGGGTTGTTGTCGTTGCACTGCTTCGAGCAGTACGCGCGATTCTGGCCACCGGTCCCACGCGCCACCTCGAGGTGCGCGCGCTGCAGAGCCTCGGCCCACCGCGACTTGATCGCCGTCAGCGACATCGAATTGCCCAGCTGGAAGTAGCCCTGGAGGTGCGGCGTTCCACTCTCGCCACGCTCGTGCGCGTAGCAGCCATAGAGGACGATCGCACCATCAGCCATCATTGCGGCGAGCGCCTTCTCCTCCACGTCGGTCGGGTTGTTCAATGTAAGGCACCACGCTCGGTGCCGTGGAGCAGGACGAGCTGCATGTCTTCCTCCTGCAGCGGCGGGTTCGTCGGCACGTCCACCACGATCGACACGCGGCCCGGGAGGCGCTGCACTTGGATCGCCGTCCCCGGCGGGAAGCTGAGCACCCACAGACGCGGGGTTGGCAGGAGGGGCGGGAGCATCGGGGGCGGGCCCACGCAGCAGGGCGGCGGGGCCTGCCGCTGCAGCACGGGTGGCTGCAGACCACTCTCGCTCGTCCCATTGGACTGGCCAGAACTCGTCGGGGGCGTCTGGGTCCATTGGTGGATGGGGCACGGGGTGGTGGTGGGGGTGGGGGTGGGGTCGGACGTGGTTGGTGTGTGGTGCGGTGGCGGGGAAGAGGGGTTGGTGTTGTGCGTGGCACACGACCGACCGACCCACCCCTATCGGGTTGGGGGCTCCGGGGGAGCGGGGTATGGGCCAAATTTTTCCTGTTCAGTATGCAAAAAAAAAAAATTGACCCAATGGATCTTTTTTTTTTGCGCGCTGCCACTCACTAAAAATTTCCAGCGGTTCGGTCGAGTGCTCGCGCCAGGGAACCACACATGGGTATAAGCCTGCCGAGTTCTGAACCCTTACTGGACCTAAGAAGGAAGGCGTCCGATTACCTTTCGGATCGGATTTCGCGCACCTACACACACACCATCCGAATTCCACCGTGTACTCACGAAATGCCCACATCCTGCCGCTTGAACCACGTCACGTTGATCAGCAGGCGAATGGAGTAGTCGAAGTCAATGTCCGTGCTCCCATCAGGGGACTCGCAGACGATGTGCAGGAACGCGCCGACCACAGGGTTTGAGCCCGGGGTCGCGAACGTCTGGTCCGAGTCCTGGTACTGCGTCTTGGACATGCCGAGGATGCGCGCGGGAAAGTACGTCCGCGTGACCTCGATCGGGGCACTGTACGAGCCAGTGATCCCAAGCAGCTCCGCATTCACCTGCTCCGACACACGAGAGGCACCAACGAGGCTGCTCGACTGCACACTTGGTACGAGCACAACACGAAGACCGTGCGACGTCCGCTGCCGGATCTGGATCTGGCACCGCACGTAGTTCACGCGCAGATTCTCGAAGAAGGTCGCCCACTGATCGAACCCACGCGGCTGGTCAGCGTTCGCGGGAGTGATCATGGGGTCGCGGGGGTTGTTGAGGTACAGCAGAATGTCATCTGCAGGCAGAGAGGTACCCGACCGACGGCCCATGAAGTCGATGGGCAGATCCATGGTCAGGGCCTGGGGGGCTCCTTGGGTTCCAGCCGAGTACGGCTGGCGCATGGCTCGTGGCACAGCTTGGCGGTACGTCGCCACGGACACCCCGCGGTTGCGCGCCGCAGCAGCCTGCGGAGTGCCACGACGACGCGCAGAAGCGTAGCCGCGGTAGCGGCCATAGCGGCCGCGAGAGTAGCGGCCGTACATGCGTCGCGCATACGGCATGGGGAGAGCGAGAGGGGAGAGGGGTGGTGAGTTGTGTGCCACACCTCACATGCCCGGATGAGGTTACTCACGGAATTACTCAGTAACTCACCGGGGGGGGGTAATACTTGGCCCCCCCCCAGACGCGCGCGTCCCGGATTGACCACTCGGCCGCTACGCTCCGATGTGGCCCCTCCCCAAATCTGCGATATTTGGGGCCCCGCTTGCGCTTCGCG